TTTACGATTCGCATCAGTGTTACCACGCTACCCAATGCTGATTCGCCTTACGGCATCTATCAGAATTTAGATGGCGCTCGCTAAAGTAGAGGAGAAATAGAATGCCTTTTGAGCCAGGTACGCCAAAGCAGGGAGGCCGCAAGAAGGGCACTCCTAACAAAAGCACTACGCTGGTGAAGAAAGCCATCATGTCAGCATTTAATGACGTTGGTGGTGCTGAGTATCTTAAGCGCGTTGCTGAGGAAGACCCTCGCACATTTTGCAGCTTACTGGGTAAGGTGCTGCCGCAAGAGCTTAAGGCAGAGTTGGACCTAGCCGGCACAGTGGAGATTAAGTGGCAGTCGTAGAGATACCTTATAAGCCGAGGGATTTACAGCGCACCGTACATGACAGCTTGCAACGCTGGAATGTCATCGTGTGTCATCGTCGTTTTGGCAAGACAGTCTTTGCGATTAATGAGCTTATAAAGTCAGCCGTTATGTGCAAGTTATTAATGCCTCGGTTGGCCTACCTCTGTCCTACATACAAACAGGCAAAGACCGTTGCTTGGGATTACCTGAAGCTATACAGCCAAGTGATACCTGGGACATCAACTAACGAGGCAGAGCTGCGTATCGATTATCCAAACGGCGCTCGCATTCAATTGTTTGGTTGTGATAACCCTGATGCATTGCGAGGCATATACCTCGATGGTGTGGTACTCGATGAGTACAGCCAAATGCCGCAGAATTTATTCCCTGAAGTCATCCGTCCTGCGCTCTCAGACCGTGAAGGCTGGGCAGTATTCATTGGCACACCCAAGGGTCGCAACGCTTTCTACGAGCTATACACAAAAGCTCAGAACAACGTCAACTGGTTTACTGCAATGTACCGAGCCAGTGAGACAGGTATTGTCAATGAGAATGAGCTCAAAGATGCTCAGGAAATCATGTCGCAAGATGAGTACGCCCAGGAGTATGAGTGCAGCTGGTCGGCTGCTATCAAGGGGGCGATTTATGCCAAAGAGGTTGAAGCTGCGCGCAAGCAGAAGCGGCATTGCTTTGTGCCTATTGAGCCGATGCTTCAGGTCCACACGTTTTGGGATTTGGGTATAAGCGATGCGACATCGATATGGTTTGCCCAAGCGACCGGCAAAGAGATACGCCTTATCAATTACTACGAGAATACGGGCGAAGGAATGGCGCATTACATCAATTATGTGAAGGACTATTGCCGGGACAATAACCTGCGCATGGGCATCCACTACGCGCCACATGATATTGAAGTGAGAGAGCTGACCACGGGCAAGTCGCGCAAGGAGTCAGCGCGTGAGATGGGGCTGCAGTTCCAGACAGTGAAGCTGCACAAGGTCAGTGATGGCATTGAGGCTGTACGGCGTATCTTCAGTCGCTGCTGGTTTGACCAAGAGGCCACCGCTTTTGGCTTTGATTGCTTGAGCCTTTACCGCCGTGAGTACGACGAGAAGCGCAAAGTGTTTCGCGATAACCCATTGCACGATTACACATCGCACTGCTCTGATGCGTTTAGAACGATGGCGATGGCGTGGTCCGATAGATTGGTGGAAGGCACCCGGCCACAAGGCACAGTTTTAGTTAATAAGTTCAACCCAATGGCGAGGAGAAATTAGTGAGAATATTAGGTGAAGGTGTAAGGCTGTCGGATATCGAGCAGCATTCGATGTTAATTTTCGTGGTGTTTGAATACATGCAGGCGCAGTCACAGGTAAAGCGAATTAAGAGCGTGACAAGCAGCGAGGTGGTGTTTGACTTGACCAACTCAGTGTCAGCGATGCAGATGCAGCGGCTGTTGGTGGAGCCCTTGCGCAAGCAAATTCCTGAGTATGAGTGGGCTCTCGATATTAAATTAAGACAATTAGGTGCGAAACGTGTTGAGACTAAGAAAGCGAAGCCTAGTAAATCAACTGGAAAAAAGGCAGCTTAGTGGATATGTTATTTATAGGCCGCTTGATAATTGGCCTATCTTTGGTGATTACGGACACTGCTTTGTCATGTTGCGGCAAGGGCTTAACTGGGTCGAGATTCATCATCACTTCAGCTATACCAATGTCACAGTCGTTCCGCTGGGTACTGAGTGGGCCGAGAGTACACCGGGCATTAAGCAAGCATTCACGGTGGAGTTTCCGTACAGCCAATTTAGATGTGGATTTGGTGCGTACACATGCGTTGAAACTGTCAAGAGCTTGCTGGGCATCAAAGCCTGGTGGGTTATAACCCCGAAACAACTGTACAGGTATATCAATAATGGGCAGCAAACCAAAGCCATACAAGATGAGTGCGGAAGAAATAGCACTGCAGAAGTCACAGATAGAAGAGCTCAACACGAAGAAAAGTGAGCTCAATGAGTACAAGTACAAGCGCATGAAGGGTGGTGCTGGTAATCGCTCACTGGTGAGCTATACCGATGAGCCTAAGAAAGCCGATGAAACCGTCAATACGTTAGGAGTCTAGCTGTGAGCAATGAAGAGTTATACCCCTACGTCCAAAATGATAGTAGGGACAGCAGCTACAACTACGTTGATGCCCAGGACGAAGCTGGTAATGCGCTTAGTCAAGGTGACTTAGAGTCGTGGATGCAAAGTGACGCTGACTTTTTGGAGCGCGCAAATGAGCTGCGAGGTTATGGCATAGACCCGATTGTCAGACCTATTTCATTTACCTCTGGGGACGAGTATTCGGGCGTTGAAAAGTATTACAGCTGGGAAGACCAGACTCAATCTCAGCTAGAGGCGGCGCGACCGACCGCTATTCAGACTGAGCAAAAAGAAGAACTCAAGCGACAACGCCAAGAGATTAAAGTCGCCGCTGAAGTTAGTCGCAGGCGCTCATCAGGCCGTGGAAGCCTGCTTGATCAATTACCGCGAACCAGTGCAATGGGCGGCAACACAACTTTAGGAGCAAGCTAATGGGAATGCGCAGACCAAAATCCAACGCCGAAAGGTATGGTGCGAATAATCTTGTTTATACAACGACCCTAGCTAATGGTAGGAGACAGCTAGACGTAGCACGGACTCAGGAGAAATCTAGTGTCGCTAGGCTGGAAAATGACCCTGGTTACCAGGAGCGAGTCCAAGAACTCAAGGGTTATGGAGTCGAGGTTGGTACGCCCCGACGCAGAAACCCAGGAGCTACAGGCATCGGTAGGTTTGGTGCCAACCTGATAGTGGACCCAACCAATGAAAAGGTAATGAACGAGACACGAACAAAAGCTATTCAAACCCAGCAAAAAGAAGAGCTAACCCGTCAGAAACAGGAGCTAAAAACAAGTGCCGCTGTAGCAAGACGGCGCGCTGGTGGTCGAGGCTCACTCGTTAATCAATTGCCACGCATGCAGACAATGGGTGCGGCAGGGACTTTAGGATGACAGATAACCAAACTCCACAAGCACTTTTTAAACGCTTCGAAAAGGCTAAGGCTAAGCGCAACCAGAACTGGTGGTCGCATATGTCTGAGTGTTACGACTATGCAGCACCGCAGCGTGAAACCTTTAATCATTATGGGGCTGGTGCTAAGAAGAATGTTGACAATGCAGACAGCACCGCAGTGGTGGCGTTAGAGACATTTGCATCGAGGTTGCAATCGTACATGGTGCCGCCTTGGCAGAAGTGGGCTCTTATCAGCCTAGGCGCATCCGTGCCTGATGAGGTTGGTGAGCAGCAAGTGCAGTTTGAAGGCAAAGAGATGACGGTCAATGAGGCGCTTGAGGTTACGACTGATATCGTTTTTGAGTACATCCATCGATCTAACTTTGACACTAAGGTCTTTGAGGCACTGCTTGATCTAGGTGTATCGACAGGCAATATGACGCTTGAGTACGATGCTGCAGCTGATGAGTTGGTGTTTAACACATTACCTCTGTCCCAGATGTTTCTTGAACCTGGACCTCGCGGTGACATTGATAATCATTGGCGCGAGTGGGACATTGAGCTGGGCCATGTTGAACGCATGTGGCCCCAAGCAAAGTTCAGTGATGAGCTCAAAAAAGTCATTGCTGAGAAGCCTGAAAAGAAGCAAACCTTTATCGAAGGTTGCATCTATGCGGGTAAAGACAACTACCGCTATGTGGTGATGCACAAGTCGAAAAAAGACCTCATTGTCGATGAAGAGATGGACAGCACACCATTTATCAGCTTCCGCTCATCGGTTGTGCCGGGTGAGACTTATGGCCGTGGTCGAGTAATGTTAGTGCTGCCGGCGATTAAGACGCTCAATATGGTTGTCGAGTTTGAGCTCAAGGCTGGTGCTATGGCATCGTCGGGCTGCTGGACCGGTGTTAGTGATGGTTTTTTCAACCCTTACAACATTGAGGTGGCACCTGGGGTAATTATCCCGGTGCAGTCGAATGACCCGCGCAACCCGTCATTGGCTCAACTACCAATGGACTTCAACTTCAATTTCACCCAACTCAAAAAAGAAGAGCTCCAAGGTGAAATTAATCGTGCGTTGTTTGCCAACCCTATTGGCAGTATGGAAGACCCAACCAAGACAGCAACTGAGATAACGATTCGCAAACAGATGGACCTGCAGGAGTCGGGAGGATTCTTCAGCCGCCTGTTCACAGAGTTTGTTAACAAAGTGGTGAGCCGTAACGAGTACCTGCTCTCATAAGAGAGACTCATACCGCAGATTAAGATCGATGGAAAGGATTACACCATCAAGCATACAAGCCCGTTGGCTATGGCAATGGACCTTGAAGATGTTGATGTTGTTGACCAGGTGGTTCAGCGATTAATGGGCTACGACCCAACCGGCGCACTAATGGCCGCTGGGTTGAAACTTGAGGATGTGCCTGCTTATATCTCTAGCAAGTTAGGGCTCGACCCTGTGCTAGTAAGAACCGAAGCAGAGCGCGAAGAGAAAGTCACAGCAGCGAAGGAACAAATGAATGAGCAACAACAAATCCAAGGTGGAGCAGGTCCAACAGCGCAACCAATATCAATGGCAACTCAAGGCCAATAAGTTTCACAGAGTATTTGCACAGAATACCGATGGTGCCGAGATACTTGCTGAGTGGGTCAACATGTATTGCATCAACGGTTTTTCAGCACCGGATGCCAGTGTGGTTGAGCTGGCTAAAGCTGAAGGTCGGCGTGAGTTTGTGTCGGCAATCATTAATGAAATTAAAAGAGCGGAGAGCACAACATGAGCAACTTAATCGATTCAAGTGAGGGCGCAG